ATTGTCAAATGTTGATTCCATAACTGAATAATCATGCAATTCTAAATTAGCTCTCTGACCAAACTGACATTTTTCCTGGTCCAACTTCCCTCTCTCCAAAACATCCTTCCATTGTGGTAAGGAGTTTAATATTTCCGTACTCGTCAACCCCGTTCGTCGTAATATTTTACTTATCTTCACTCGCTTCAAAGGATTCTTTAAATACTCCGAAATTTGCTTCTCTGGATTAGGTACAGAATACCTAGACAATATCTCATCATACAAATCTCGCACAGCATCATAGGCCACTTTATTTAATTGTGCATCATATGCCTGACCTATACAAGACAATAACATATCTATAACGTCTACTTCTTCACCCGAGACAATATTAAATTCCTTAAGACATAAACTCGTCATTATTTCTCTCGTTTCTTTATGCGCTATTACAGGTGGCATACCTGGAATATCTGTCTTAATAAATCGCCTCTTTAGAAAAACTATACCTGATTTTATTACTTCTTGTTTTTCATTAACTTCACTCAAAAAACTATCAAATTCTTCAACTTCTCGCAGCTTCATATCAAAAAATTCATCTAAGAACCAAGCATACGTTTTAGTATTAATTATCTGTTGAAGAGTAACAGGCCAAGTCCAAGCATGATCATCTCCATATACTATCATTGCTAATATACGAAGATAAACACACTGTCTGATATATGGTGCTATAGAAGGATACTTCCATATATTATATTGTATAAAAATACAAAATAAGAAGAGCTTGGCGAAACTATCTAATAAGGAGGTTTCCAAGCCTCCCGAATAAACTTTTCCTTTTTCTATTCGCCAAAATCCTCCCAAATGTAAAACTATTTTAGTAACAATATGATACATAAAATATCGAAATAAATTGCGTATATAATTTCTTGCTTCTTTTGTTTTATTAGACATATTATAACACAAATATCCCGTACCACAGTACATATCCATAAATATGCTCTGTACATGCTTATCCAACTTATATATATCACCTTTACCATATCTTTGACCCGGTACATCATAACTTAACAATTTTGCCAAGTTGTAAGCTCCACCATGCATAAAATTTATACCTATAGCAATATAAGTGCCCGTCATAAAGTACTTTAAAAACCATAATAATGTATGCCCCATAAAACTATGAAACATAGATGGTATAAAGAATTCTCTCATACTCAATAACAATTTTCTTAATTTATCCATAGTAGGACAACCCATCAATTTCTTCCATTCTCTTTTCTGTCGAATCACTTCAAAATCTATATATTCTAAATTTTTTTGAAAATACATATGTATCATAAACCTATGAAAGGCTCTCAAATTGGCTTCAAACAAAACAGTTTTCTTACCCGAATTATGCAATTTATATTTAATATTATCTACTACAAAATCATATGCATTACCTGGTATTATTCCACCGCCTGTGTTCCAATTCCAAAAGAATAAATCTTCCGGACTATATGTAAATTCTAAAGTTCCAAAATATTTCTTCATATCCAAATAATCTAATAAATCATTATATGCTGGTCCTATAAATCTACGAATTTTATTCCACTTATCGCCTTCAAAGCAAGTATCTACGTCATATTCTTTAAGGAGATGTACTTTCTTTTCCATAGACATATTACCGGTAGTATATACTATCCGATCAAATGTCTCTCCTACGAAACTCCCATCAAAAAGCATACAAGGTGAATACTTCTCATATATCAAATGATAAAAAGAATATATTATGTAAGCCCTATGAGCTAAAGTTCCAGGAACTACCTCTCTTATACCCGTTAATTTATAAATTAAATTCTGGGATGCCGATCTCACCAAGTCCTGTATTAAGGGAGATGGTTTAACAGTATCCTCTTGATATGAATTAACATGATTAGTAGGCGGTCTCAACAATATTTGAGATTTATTAGTGTACAATTGAGTATAAAAATGAAAGAAAGCTTTAGCACATACTTCTTTTCTCTTAGACACTTTTCCATTTAGGATCAGATACTTCGATACTATTTCAGCATATACACTGGCCATCAAATCTTTTTTTGTTCGATACTCCGTCGGACATCTAACTATTGGTTCTATCGCCCCTTTAACATCATAAAACTCATATGCTACTTTTGGGTCCATATGTTTATGACTATGACACTCTACCATTCGCGACTGCATTCTAGTTTTCTTCGATCTATAAAACAAACGATTCAATATAGGGTATCGTGGGAAACCTATCTTACAAAATATATGATCTAACGGTAATATATTTAATGACAGTTTTAATTGGTG